TCCAAGTTGGCGAGGAGATCACTAAGATCGACTCAAAAACTAAGTTCGCCATGCGCTACCGCCTTGCTAGTCCGACGACTGCGTTTCTTGCTCAGACTGGCTTCACAAATCCCGTGAATCTCGCATGGGAGGTTTTACCTTTCTCTTTCGTGTTTGATTGGCTTTTACCCGTCGGCCCTTACCTCGAGAGTTTATCCTCTTGGGATGGGTTAGAATTTATCGACGGTTATCAAGTTCAATTTACACGTCAGAGTACCCTCAAGAGCTTAGCTTACTCGGGTTCTCCTGTCTTTGCGTGGGTTAACGAGCAGTACTTCGGTGGTTGGCAAAGGGAAACGGTCAAGCTTGACAGAACGGTTTTATCAACCTTTCCATCAATGTCTTTTCCGGAATTAAAATCTCCCTTTGACTCCAAAGGCGTACATTTCGCTAACGCATTAGCATTGATTAGGTCTATAACGAGTAAGTCCTGAGACGCTCTTTAACCTTTTCCATTTTGGAGAGAAATTGATGGGTGCAATTGCACAAGTCAAACTGTCTACACTGACCACCGGCGTCGGAGTTACCTCTGACGCCGCTGTAAGTGTAAACAAAACGTTCGACCCTCAAGGCTTTGTCCTTCCTGGTGTTGCGCGTTGGGTAGACCGTAGCGGTGGAATTGCTATCGGTTATCCTACGGTCACTCTTTCGAACAGGTTGCCTACCAAGACATCCCGTTTGAATAAAGTGGTCGTTAAGCTCGTCATTCCCACACTCGAGGTCACAGCTCCTTCAACGGCGACGGGTATACAACCCCAGCCGACGAAAGCCTATGATCATACGGTTGTGATGGAATTCATCCTACCTGAGCGTGGGACTGAAGCTGAGCGCATTGCGCTCATGAATCAGGCTCGTTCGCTCTTGATGGGAACGATCAACGCCTCCGATGGTACTCCCTCTGATGCAACTGGGAGTCCTGTTGTCGACGCTGTTCGTTATTTGGATTCGCCTTACTAACGTCTGGCTAATCCGCTTTTGAATTTCATTCGGAGTGACAAACCATGTCTTTTAAAAAGTATGGTTCTAAGTTCCTTTCGGGACTTAGGAGCTATCGCGTAAAACAGGCTGATGAAGCCTCTGCAATTGAAAGTTATCTGCAGTCCTTGGATCATCCTCGAGCTTTAGCCGTCTGGCTTATGTATCGTGAAAACGAACATAACCAGATAGTTGAACTGGAATTCGATCCCCTACATTATAATGATGTAGGCTCTCTTCGCTCTGCGTATTGTGCG